TTACTTCTTCGCCTCTGCAACCACTTTACTACCCACGCCGCGGTTATTGTATTCCCACATGCGGTTGTAGTTAGTGTCATTCAGATTGCGCTGTATTTCGTCGTTATCATCTACGCTGCCGGTATTACCCGCAAACGGACGATTAGAGATCACCGCATCGGCCCACGGTTTAGCCGTGTTAAAACCTTCGTTGATGGCGCTATCACGGATCACCACCTGACCGTTGGTATTGGCATCAACATCCAGCGAGCGGCCCAGTTGCGCCACACCATCACCGAAAGCATTGAAACGGCTGTTTACGGCGAGGAAACCGTAGTAAATGTTGGACAGCGTAGCCGGTGCAAACACATACGCTTCTTGCTGAGTACGTGAGTTCACCACGCGGAATTCGGTGTTATCGAACACCACTGCGCCGCGACCAGAAACGATATCCACATCCCCTTCAATGTAGCTGTTGGTCACCAGCGTACGCGGCTGACGGTTGGTTTCCAGACGGTTCTGCACACCGCTGTTGGTGACAAAGAAGGTGTTCTGACGACCGAGAATGTTAACGTTGTTAATCTGTACCTGGTCACCATCAGTACGCAGTGCCACCGCCGGATGGTTACCTGCATCTACGCTATCGCCCAGCGTGTTTTCGATGGTCAGATTTTGCAGTTGCAGGCCATTGTTTTGTGACCAGAAGACCGCAGAGCAGAGAACACCGATACTGTCGCTGCGTTTGCTCTGGCAGCTATCGTACATATACCACGCTGGTTTACCTGGCATATATTTGCCGCGCGGGTTGACGTCGTGACGCCAGTCGGCAGGGCTCATGCCACCATCAAGGGAAAGCCCAATCTTCACATCAATCGGTTTTTCACCTGTACCGTACAGAGTAATTCCACCCGGAGCGGCAGGGACATATACCGTTCCCTGATACTCACCAGGCATCACGGCAATATACTGGCGCTTGTTGGTACGCTTGATAATTGCCGCATCTACCGCCGCCTGAATCGTGGTATGCGTTACACCTTGAGTGCCCGCCGGGCCGACAACAAAGTCAGGTTGCGCAGGCAGGGTAATCGGGGAAGGATTCCACGCTGCAGCACCTGGTGTCAGGGATGCAAAATAGTGTTGAGCATCGAAATTCTGCGCTTCTTTTGCCGACAGAATCGGGCGAGAAGAGGTACCAGGCGCGGTTTGATCAGAAGGACGTTGATCGGGCGGGGTTGAGCTACAGGCGGTCAGCGTCACGCCAAAAGCCAATGCCAGCGCCAGACGGGAAACTGAAAATGTGTTCACAGGTTGCTCCGGGCTATGAAATAGAAAAATGAATCCGTTGAAGCCTGCTTTTTTATACTAAGTTGGCATTATAAAAAAGCATTGCTTATCAATTTGTTGCAACGAACAGGTCACTATCAGTCAAAATAAAATCATTATTTGATTTCAATTTTGTCCCACTCCCTGCCTCTGTCATCACGATACTGTGATGCCATGGTGTCCGACTTATGCCCGAGAAGATGTTGAGCAAATTTATCGCTTATCTGCTTCTCATAGAGTCTTGCAGACAAACTGCGCAACTCGTGAAAGGTTGGCGGATCCCCTTCGAAGGAGAGACCTGATGCTTTTCGTGCGCGCATAAAATACCTTGATACTGTGCCGGATGAAAGCGGTTCACGACGAGTAGATGCAATTATGGTTTCTCCGCCAAGAATCTTTTTGCATTTATCAAGTGTTTCCTTCATTGATATCCCGAGAGCATCAACATGCAATGTTGTTGGGATGGCAATTTTTACTCCTGTTTTGCTTTGCTCGACATAAAGATATCCATCTACGATATCAGACCACTTCATTTCGCATAAATCACCAACTCGTTGCCCGGTAACAACAGCCAGTTCCATTGCAAGTCTGAGCCAACATGGTGATGATTCTGCTGCTTGATAAATTTTCAGGTATTCGTCAGCTGTAAGTCTTGATCTCCTTACCTCTGATTTTGCTGCGCGAGTGGCAGCGACCGGGTTTGTTGTTATATGGCCTTCAGCTATTGCCTCTCGGAATGCATCGCTCAGTGTTGATCTGATTAACTTGGCTGACGCCGCTTTGCCCTCGTCTATGTATCCATTGAGCATTGCCGCAATTTCTTTTGTGGTGATGTTTTCAAGTGGAGCATCAGGCAGACCCCTCCTTATTGCTTTAATTTTGCTCATGTAATTTATGAGTGTCTTCTGCTTGATTCCTCTGCTGGCGAGGATTTTTTCGTAGCGATCAAGCCATGAATGTAACGTAACAGAATTATCACTGTTGATTCTTGCTGTCAGAGGCTTGTGTTTGTGTCCTGAGAATAACTCAATGTTGGCCTGTATAGCTTCAGTTATTGCTATCCTCCTGTCTCGGCCTAATCCAAACTCTTTACCAGTCCTTGGGTCCCTGTAGCAGTAATATCCATTGTTTCTTATATAAAGGTTAGGGGGTAAATCCCGGCGCTCATGACTTCGCCTTCTTCCCATTTCTGATCCTCTTCAAAAGGCTACCTGTTACTGGTCGATTTAAGTCAACCTTTACCGCTGATTCGTGGAACAGATACTCTCTTCCATCCTTAACCGGAGGAGGGAATATCCTGCATTCGCGCACCCATCGACGAACTGTTTCAAGGCTTCTTGGGCGTCGCTGGCGTGCGTTCCACTCCTGAAGTGTCAAGTACATCGCAAAGTCTCCGCAATTACACGCAAGAAAAAACCGCCATCAGGCGGTTTGGTGTTCTTTCAGTTCTTCAATTCGAATATTGGTTACGTCTGCATGTGCTATCTGCGCCCACAGCATCCAGTGGGCATAGCAGTCGTTGATGTCCTCTGCTTCGATAACTCTGTTGAATGGTTCTCCATTCCATTCACCTGTGACTCGGAAGTGCATTTATCATCTCCATAAAACAAAACCCGCCGTAGCGAGTTCAGATAAAAGAAATCCCCGCGAGTGCGAGGATTGTTATTGTCTTTTCTTCGTGCATTTGTCGCACTTTCGGCACCATCCAGATAGGCACATCCGTCCGCAATTAACACATATAGGCCACATCATTTCTCCTCTTTTGGTTTATGAATCTGAATGGTCATGCCGCTTTGAGTGGTGACTACAATGACAGAACCAGGCTGAAGACTGTTAAGATTGAATGCTTCGTAAAACGAATCCAATGCCAGTGCTTTTTTATTCTTTCGGTTCCACCAACGCCATCCCCTGCTACAGGCCATGTTGACAATCCACTGCCCACTCCTGTAAGCCATATAAAACCAGATGAGCAAAACCTGAAGGAATGCTATCCAGTCAATAATCGTATATTTCGCGAAGGAGTACATCACTTCACCTCCTGCTGTGGTGCTGCTGGCATTTCACGCCAGTGCGTAACTGAGTGCGGATCCGGATATTCGGTGCCATCATCCCAGCGATTGCCATTCCACATTGCAGACCACATCTCACCGTCTTCATACATGACCATTACCGGAATTAACTTATCCGGCATTCGCTCACTACAGCTTATCCAACCATCCGGAGTTACCGGAGAGTTGCCAGATGGCTCGTTCAACTTGTAAGTTTGGCTTACAGGTTCGGCTTCCAGCGATGCCAGTGCGATACGAAACACATTGGCAAGCAGGCTGTCTGAAGATTGGTTATCGTGCGCCGGGTCGCTCAGGAAACCAGTGATGAATGATTTAATCTCCGCGCGTTCTTTGGTAATGGTGGTCATATCACATCACCCTGAAGCCGTTGCATTTACGTAAGAAATCGCAGATATAGCCCTTCATTTTTTCATGCCAATCTCGATCATTCCCATTGCACCAACCATCAGGTGGAGTCCAGTTTTCTATCAGAGCAGCCATTTTCTTTGCTTTCGCCGGAGTAGCTGTTGCGGTATCGCAGTAATGACGAGTGTCAACAAACTTATCCATGCCATCGATATCAAGTACGCAAAACCATGTGTGATTCGGCATTTCAACAGATGGTATTTGTTGCCCACGTCGACGTTTATCAATAAGACATACAGTCATGGTTCCACCTTCTCTATTTGCTTAAGACCGTCTCTCACTGCATTAAGTACGCGTTCCAGATATTGGTATTTCGGGTTTGGTATTGTTGGCCAGTTGGCATACCACGGATCATCACCAAAGAGATTCAGTAGTTTGTTACCGACGCCGAAACAGCAGCAGTTTTCTTTTACGTCATCGGCGTTTTCCGCCTCGTCCCACATTTCGCGAGCCAGTACGGCGTCGATTTCTCTCTCTCTTCGTAACTTTATGATTTCTGACTTCACGAAAAGCAGATTTGCATCGTTGTCATCGTCGACCGTGCTTAGCAGTTGAGGGTCGAAATTGTCGATTAGATAATCGTTGCTAACTCGCTTAATGAACGTCTGCACATCATCACCGCCCATAGCAAACCAAGCCGCTGTCCACGCTTTTCCGTAGCAGGTGATGGTGATTCTTCCCTTTCCATGTTCGTAGTTTTCAATCATCACTCGAACCGGATCTAGTCGCTCTGCACCGGTTATAACGAATGACAACACATCAATCTTTTCAACCGTTACACTCACTGATTGCCTCCTTTGCTGGGCTTTCTAGCTTCTGAGTGGTTGTATCAAACTCAAACAACTTAACCACGTCATCAAACAGGACATAATCGCCATCAGAATCTTCAGTCATGTCAGCGCCACAATCCTGACCGCACGAGTCGCAACCTCCCATATCAAGCTCGTATCGCTTCAGGTTTGCGATATTTGATAAATTCAGCGCCAGTACAGCCAGGTCATAAACCTCTTCGGCGGTATACCCTGCGCCATGCCCATACATTTCAATGCGGGATATGATTTCTTCTACCCGTTGTTTTGTGATCGTCATTTTTGCTCACCTCCCTGTTCTTCCAGAAAAATACGCATAGCCTCAAGCATCTCTTCGGTGTCATACGGAGACAGCTTGTCACGCAGGATGTGTTCAATGCTGTTAATGAACTTTCGGATTGCTTTGCGTTCAATTTCAGTCAGGAAAGCATCGGTGGCTGGGGTGTCTGATTGCATAGACTTTGCGCGATAGTCATTCCACCCTCTTGCATACATGGGATTAACTTGCACTCCATCTTTTACGCAATATGCCTGCCCTCCACGGTTGATAACCTTGATTTCGTCCATAGCGCCAGACTTCAGCCCAGCATTCTCCGCCGCCAGCGCCGAAAACTTCTCGTGAGCCAACTTAACAGCCGCATCAGCCTGCTTAATTGACTCAATCGCTTTCTGGTGGTCTTCGGACAGAGCCGAAATCTTGGCCTCCGCTTCAGCAAATTTACGCACCAGATATTCAGCGTTTGTTTCGTTAACCTTTAAATCTCGTGGGATGCATTTACCTTTCAGAAATCCATCCATCTCAATTAGTGACATTTGTTTCATTTCTTCCCACTCCGCCACATTGCATTCAGATATTTGTTTTGATTTACTGATGGAAAAGAATTTCTCTTAAGCAATTCCTCTCTCGATGGCATTGGCTTTACGCGTTGGCGAATAATCATTTCTGCCGGAAGAATGCCGGGATTGTATGCAAGTCCTCTCATGGTAAATTCCTCAGTCATTACTGATAGCGCCATAGCGTGAGCGGTAATTACGCAGGCGCGGGTCGATATATTCAGGGAAGTGGGTATATGTGGCTTTGCGGAATGGTCGGATTGATGTTTCGTTTATTCGGTCTTTTTCCTGTTTTTCTGCGAGTTGTATATCGCGTCGGCACTTCCGTTCTTCTTTTGTTTCTGGTGGCAGAGCAAGAAACGCGTCGAGATTATTCTTGATATTTTCCAGCACCTCCGATACGGAATTGCCGGAACAGCGGCGCGGGTCATCCGCACCATACAGAGGCGCTGGCATGGTTTTCTCCTGTTGATTATTTAGCTAACTTTTTCCAGATCGCTGAAACGTATTTGGCTTGGTGAATGGCATCATCAAGCGCGTTGTGGCGAGTTCCTTTGAATGACATATCTCGCTTAGGGTCGAATCCTATTACCTTCCCAAGTTCGACGATTGTTCTTACGTCGCGGTCATTCCACCACTGCCACGGAACTGGCTGCCCTGTCAGCGAATAACTGTTTCGGAGAATAACGCAGTCAAATGATGCTCCATTCCCCCAAGCCGAAAGCAGACCGCAACGACCTCGCAATTGCTCACATCTCCGGAAGCCTGAAGGCGATGGCGAAAGACCTGAAAACGCCGGTTATCTCCCTGAGTCAGCTTTCACGCGATGTTGAGAAGCGACCAAACAAACGCCCGACAAACGCAGATTTGCGTGATTCAGGAAGCATTGAACAGGACGCAGACTCAATCATCATGCTCTATCGGGAAGCTGTATATGACGAGAACAGTAGCGCCGCGCCATTTGCTGAAATCATTGTGACGAAAAACCGTTTTGGCTCACTTGGTACGGTTTACCAGCGGTTCTGCAACGGACACTTTGTTGCATGTGACCAGGATGAAGCCAGACAGATTTGCACAGCATCAAATGCACCCGCTGCACGTGGAAGACGATATGCACAAGGGGCTGACGTATGACCGTCTACATCACTGAGATAATAACAGGGGCTATTTACACAGTAGCCCTTTTTTATTGGATTAAGAACGAGGGGGATTCCTACGATGGGTAGTGGTCGAATCTTCCAGATACCGGAAGAGACGATTAAGTGTCAGCCGTTCGAGTGTCCTGATCACTTCTACGTAATTGGTGGGATGGATTTTGGATGGGATCACCCACAGGCGCAGGTTCAGCTTTGGTGGGATAAGGACGCAGACACAATCTACGTTTCACGCGTGTGGAAGGCGAAAGAAAAAACAGCTGTTCAGGCATGGGGAGCTGTTAAATCATGGGCGCATAAAGTGCCAACCGCATGGCCTCATGACGGAAACCAGCATGAGAAGGGCGGCGGTGAGCAGCTCAAAGGGCAGTACGCGGACGCTGGTTTTATGATGTTGCAGGAGCATGCGACATGGCCTGATGGCGGTAACGCTGTGGAGCCTGGAATCACTGAATTGCGCGACATGATGCTTGATGGTCGCTTCAAAGTATTCAACACCTGTGAGCCATTCTTTGAGGAGTTCCGCCTCTATCACCGTGATGAAAACGGGAAGATCGTCAAGCTTAACGACGACGTGCTATCCGCCGTTCGCTATGCATACATGATGCGCCGCTTCGCCAAAATGATGCGCGACATCAAAAAACCAAAAGAGAAAAAGATACCAGCCCCAATCAGGCCCATCGCACGGAGAACTTAAATGGCCGACGAAAACAGACTCAATTCCATTCTGTGTAAGTTTGACGCGGACTGGATGGCGAGCGATGAAGCCAGAACCGAGGCGACAAATGACCTGTATTTTAGCCGAGTGTCGCAATGGGATGACTGGCTATCAAACTACACTACCCTGCAATATCGCGGACAATTCGATGTTGTTCGCCCGGTGGTCAGGAAGCTGGTCGCAGAGATGCGCCGTAACCCTATCGACGTTCTCTTCAGACCAAAAGACGGAGCTAATCCTGATGCTGCCGATGTGTTGATGGGAATGTATCGTACCGATATGCGCCATAACACGGCAAAAATTGCCGTTAACGTTGGCGTTCGTGAGCAGATAGAGTCCGGCGTTGGTGCATGGCGTCTGGTCACACAGTACGAAGACAACGATCCAACAAGCAACAACCAGGTAATCAGACGCCTGCCAATCCATGAAGCCTGCTCACACGTCATATGGGACGCCAACAGCAAGCAGATGGATAAGAGCGACGCTAAGCACTGCACGGTGATTAACGCCTTGTCGCGCAATGGCTGGAAAGAGTTCGCAGAGGATTACGGTATTGATCCGGACACCTTGCCATCTTTCCAGAATCCGAACGATACATGGCTGTTTCCGTGGGTATCGAATGATGTCGTCTACGTCGCTGAGTATTACGAGGTCGAAGAGAAGAAAGAGAAAGTCTTCATCTACCGCGACCCGCTGACAGGTGAGCCGGTAAGCTATTACCAGCAGGATATCAAAGACGTCATCGACGACCTGGCTAATCGTGGATTCATTAAGGTAGCAGAGCGCAAGGTGAAGCGTCGGCGTGTGTATAAGTCGATCATCACCTGTACGCAGATACTGAAAGACCGCGAGAAGATAGCCGGAGAGCATATTCCAATCGTTCCAGTGTATGGTGAATGGTCATTCGCTGGTGACAAGGAGTGCTACGAAGGAGTGGTAAGGCTGACGAAAGACGGTCAACGCCTTCGTAACATGATCATGTCGTTCAACGCCGATATTGTTGCTCGTTCACCGAAGAAGAAACCGACCTTCTTCCCTGAGCAAATCGAAGGCTACGAATACATGTACGGTGGAAATGATGACTATCCGTACTATCTGCAGAACAGGACCGATGAAAACGGTAACGACCTGCCGATTGGTCCAATCTCCTACATGGAAAACCCTGAAGTGCCGCAAGCCAACGCTTACATGCTTGAGGCAGCCACCAACGCAGTGAAAGAGGTGGCTAGTCTTGGAGTGGATGCGCAGGCGGCAAATGGTCAGGTCGCTTTCGATACCGTCAATCAACTGAACATGCGGGCAGACCTTGAGACATACGTGTTTCAGGATAACCTGGCTACCGCAATGCGACGTGATGGCGAGATTTATGCCTCAATGGTCAACGATATTTATGACGTTCCTCGCCATGTAACGCTGACTCTTGAAGACGGAAGCGAGAAAGACGTTCAACTCTACGCGCAAGTTGTAGATTATCCAAACCGTATGCCTGTTGGTAGCGGTAACCAGTTGGCGAAGTGGAACGGTTGGAATTACTTCCACCGGAAGGAACCTTGCGATAACGGGAGCGAATAAATGCCGATTCAGCAACTTCCGCTTATGAAAGGTGTCGGCAAAGACTTTCGAAACGCCGACTATATCGACTATTTGCCAGTGAATATGCTGGCTACACCCAAAGAAATCCTGAACAGCAGCGGATATCTTCGCTCATTCCCGGGCATTGCCAAACGTTCTGATGTGAACGGTGTATCGCGCGGAGTCGAGTACAACATGGCGCAGAATGCTGTATATCGCGTGTGTGGCGGCAAGCTGTACAAAGGCGAAAGTGAAGTCGGTGATGTTTCAGGAAGTGGTCGTGTATCAATGGCGCATGGTCGGACATCACAGGCGGTAGGCGTTAATGGTCAACTGGTCGAGTATCGCTATGATGGCACGGTTAAAACCGTCTCAAACTGGCCTGCAGACAGCGGATTTACGCAGTATGAGTTAGGTTCGGTTCGTGACATTACTCGCTTACGTGGGCGTTATGCGTGGTCAAAAGACGGCACTGATTCATGGTTTATCACTGACCTTGAAGACGAATCGCATCCTGACCGCTACAGCGCACAATATCGCGCAGAATCGCAGCCGGACGGTATCCTCGGCATCGGAACATGGCGAGACTTCATCGTCTGCTTTGGTTCATCGACGATTGAATATTTCTCCCTGACTGGCGCAACCACCGTTGGTGCTGCTTTGTATGTAGCCCAGCCATCGCTGATGGTGCAGAAAGGCATTGCCGGAACCTACTGCAAAACGCCGTTTGCTGACTCGTATGCGTTTATCAGCAATCCGGCAACAGGTGCTCCGTCTGTATACATCATCGGCTCCGGTCAGGTATCACCAATCGCCAGCGCGAGCATTGAGAAAATCCTCCGCTCCTACACTGCTGATGAACTGGCTGATGGCGTGATGGAATCGTTGCGATTTGATGCGCATGAGTTGCTGATTATCCATCTTCCGCGCCATGTTCTCGTGTACGACGCATCTTCAAGCGCCAATGGTCCGCAATGGTGTGTGCTGAAAACAGGCCTGTATGACGATGTGTACCGCGCTATCGACTTCATTTACGAAGGCAATCAGATAACGTGCGGAGATAAGCTGGAGTCCGTGACCGGGAAATTGCAGTTCGATATCAGCAGCCAGTACGACAAGCAGCAGGAACACCTGCTGTTTACTCCGTTGTTCAAAGCGGATAACGCCAGAGTGTTTGACTTTGAGGTTGAATCGTCAACTGGCGTTGCGCAGTATGCTGACCGCCTTTTTCTCTCTGCAACCACTGACGGCATCAATTACGGGCGTGAGCAGATGATTGAGCAGAATGAACCGTTCGTTTACGACAAACGCGTTTTGTGGAAGCGAGTAGGGCGCATCAGGAAAAATGTTGGCTTCAAATTGCGCGTTATCACGAAGTCACCTGTCACTCTGTCTGGCTGCCAGATAAGGATTGAGTAATGGCGGATTCATCACTGAATAATCCTGTCGCGGTTCAGGCTGCGCGCCTTGATGCTTCAATTTTGCCACGCAATATATTCAGCCAGTCTTACCTGCTGTATGTCATAAATCAGGGTGCTGATGTTGGCGCAATTGCCGGGAAGGCAAATCAGGCTGGTCAGGGCGCTTACGATGCTCAGGTAAAAAACGATGAACAGGACGTCGAACTGGCAGATCACGACGCAAGAATCACCGCAAACACAAAAGCGATAAATCTCCTTGAGGTCAGGTTAACAACCGCCGAAGGGAAGATAGTCGTACTACGTAGCGATGTTGATTACTTGCTGGATGAGGTTATCGATATTCAGGCGCATCTGGTCACTGTTGACCAAAGACTGGATGGCGTAGAAAGCGATGTATCTGACATTAAGAGTGATTACGTATCGAAAACCGTAACCGAATCGCAGTCTCTTGCGTCACCGCTGGATGTAAAAACATCATATTCAGTTGATGGAATTCAGGTTATTGGAGCAAGAAATACCGGATGGACTGCAGCCACAGGTACACCTCTTCTTGGCTCATTCAACGCTAACCAGTCATACACAGTCGGCACTACGTACACACAATCCGAAGTCGCAGCACTCGCTACAGGTTTGCAGCAGGCGCGGCAGCGTATTCTGGCGCTTGAAACGGCACTTAGATTACATGGGCTGATTGACTGATGATTACATTCAAACCAACGCGAAACATCGACCTGATAGAATCCGTAGGAAATCACCCTGACATTATCGCCGGGAGCAACAACGGTGATGGATACGACTACAAACCTGAATGCCGTTACTTTGAGGTTAACGTGCACGGGCAGTTCGGCGGAATTGTTTACTATCAGGAGATTCAGCCGCTGACCTTTGATTGCCACGCCATGTACCTGCCAGAGATTCGCGGATTCAGCAAGGAAATTGGGCTGGCGTTCTGGCGATACATTCTGACTAACACCACCGTTCAGTGCGTAACATCGTTCGCTGCACGCAAATTCCGACACGGTCAGATGTACTGCGCAATGATTGGCCTTAAGCGTGTAGGAACCATCAAGAAATACTTCAAAGGCGTGGATGACGTGACTTTTTACAGCGCAACACGCGAAGAACTAATCGACTTCCTGAATCACGGGAGATAGCCATGTTATATGCATTTAAGCTGGGCAGAAAACTGCGCGGCGAGGAACCTTATTGCCCTGAAAAAGGCGGGAAAGGTGGCAGCTCTGATAAAAGCGCAAAGTATGCCGCAGAAGCTCAGAAGTATGCCGCAGACCTGCAAAATCAGCAGTTCAACACCATCATGAACAACCTGAAGCCGTTTACTCCTCTGGCTGATAAGTATGTCGGCAGCCTCGAGAACTTATCGTCTCTGGAAGGGCAAGGTCAGGCACTTAACCAGTATTACAACTCTCAGCAGTACAAAGATCTTGCTGGTCAGGCTCGTTATCAGAGTCTGGCGGCAGCGGAAGCAACAGGTGGATTAGGTTCCACCGCAACCAGTAATCAGTTAGCAACAATCGCACCAACGCTAGGTCAGCAATGGCTATCTGGACAAATGAACAATTACAACAACCTGGCAAATATCGGTCTTGGCGCTCTTCAGGGGCAGGCAAACGCCGGGCAAACATATGCCAACAACATGAGTCAGATTTCACAGCAAAGCGCGGCGCTGGCGGCGGCAAACGCCAACCGACCGTCAGCATTGCAGCAGGGTGTTAGTGGTGCTGCATCCGGTGCGCTTTTGGGTGGTGGCATAGCCAGTGCTCTCGAGCTATCAACTCCGTGGGGTGCTGGTATCGGTGCTGGTCTTGGTCTGCTTGGCTCGTTGTTTTAAGGGGTAATCAATGGCTACGTGGCAACAGGGTATTAATTCTGGTGGTTTTCTGGCTGGCATTGGTGCGCAAAACGAGAATGCGCCAAAGGCAAGCGACATTAACGCAACGCTTGGTCTGATCCGCGAAAACAATGAACTGGCTCGCTCAGGTGCAAATAACGTTGGTCTGACCGCGTTACGTGGTCTGGCTGGAGTTGCTGATATTTATAAGCAGGAACAGCAACAGAAAGCGATTAGTGCGTTCAATAAGGTTCACGCTGATGCATGGGCTTCTGGTGATCCATCGGGACTATTTAAGTTTGCCCAGGAAAATCCAGCGTTTGTTGCACAGGCACAACAGGCGTTTTCCGGTCTTAATGAGCAGCAACGCAACGATATGGGCGATTTAGCCATGAGGGCTAACGTCGCTCTTTCTCAGGGACCGGAAGCCTACAGTAAATTCATTACTGACAACAAGGACAGGTTAAATCGCGTTGGTGCTAATGCTGACTGGATGATTCAGACAGGTATCCAGAATCCAGAGCAGCTATCACACATGCTGACTACTATGTCTCTCGGTGCGCTTGGGCCAGAAAAGGCGTTTGCTGTTCAGGATAAGATGGCTGGTCGTGAAATTGACCGAGGCAGGCTGGCAGAGACAATCCGCAGCAATCAGGCTGGTGAAGCACTTCAGGCGAGAGGGCAAAACCTTTCCTATCAGTCAGCAATGACTGGGCACAATATCGCAGCACAACGCTTGGCTCTGGATCAGCAAGAGTTCGGGTTTAAGATGCAGCAAGCGCAGGAAAAGGCTCAGCAGTTGATTAGCGAAGCACCTAAGCTGTCAGTAAACATGGAAAAAGGCATCGAGACGGCTGTAAACAATGCCACAGCATCATCAAACTCAGCCAATTCTATGAGTGCGCTTGCTCAACAGTTCAGAGCAGAAAAACCAACGACAGGTTTGTTCGGTAACGCACAGAACATGTTCGCAAAACTTACCGGAAGCGATACGACATTGCGTGATTTGCGCATTCGCCAAAATGCCCTTGTTAACAGTCAGGTTCTTAAATTCCTACCTCCCGGCCCCGCAACGGATAAAGACGTTGAGATCGTTCGTCAGGGTGCACCAACTGACATGGATAACCCTGAGACGGTCGCAAGATGGCTTGATGCTATGGCAAACCTTGAGCGACGAAACGCGCAGTTTAATGAGTTTAAAGCCGAGTGGATGAGCGCGAATGGCAACCCTGGACAATCGCGTAATGGCGGTCAGATATTGGGGTTGGATGTTAAAAAAGGTGAATCATTGGGGAGTGCCGTTAAGCGGTATATGTCAATGAATACTGACGCAGCGCCAGCACAAGATTCGACACCTTCAGGAGAACCACGGAATCAGGTTGGATCATATACATCAAAATCAGGCATTCAATTTACGGTGGAATGATGAAAGTAACTGCAAACGGTAAGACATTTACCTTTCCTGATGGTACGAGCACCGAAGATATTGGCACCGCCATTGATGAGTATTTTGCTGGTCAGGCTGTTCAGCAACAAACAGTTAATCAGGCCAATAATGCACCAACACGGGAAGAACCATCATTGATCCAACAAGCTGGCGATTGGCTCACTGGTGGTCAAAGTGCAGGGCAAATTGCAGAACAGGCTGGTCGTGGTCTGGTAAACATACCATTTGACGTATTGCAGGGCGGCGCAAGTCTGATTAATGCAATCAGTCAGGGGCTTGGTGGACCCAAGGTTTTGGATGATGTTTATCGTCCAGTAGACAGACCGACAGACCCCTACGCGCAAGCCGGTGAAACAATTGGTGGGTATTTAGTTCCAGGAGTTGGAACGGCAGGAAGCATGGCTATTGGATCACTGGCAGAGGCCGCAAATCAGAAAGGCGATTTCGCACAAAATGCAGCTAAAAATGCCGGAGTTAACCTTGCCACTCAGGGTGTTCTTTCCGCAGCAGCAAAGGGAATAGGGCGTGGAATAACGGCTATAAAAGGTGATATTGCGCCAGAAGTGGCGAAGAAAATTACCACATCAGAATCGATGGGCGTGACACCAATGACATCTGATGTTATCCCGCCGAAAAATGCTTTCACTCGCGGCCTAACTCAGGATGCCGAGGGGGCTTTGCTCGGGACAGGCTCAAAGCGAGCGGAGCAATATGCAACGCGTAGTAAGCTGGTAAGTAATTATTTTGACCGTTTTGGTGAGTACAACCCTGATGATGTGGTGAAATCTCTTACCACCACGTTAAGGGGGCGGAAGGATGCCGCTGGCGCTGTTATCAATGACGTCACCAATAAAATGGGTAATGCCGCAGTTGATACCACAAATACCATGAATGCTCTGAATACAGCGATCGCAAGACAGGAACGGCTTGGGACGTCTGCCAATCAAAGCCTGCTTACATCCTTGCGTAACCTACGTGAAGAATTAGCAAACCCTGCAACTGATTTGGATGTTACGTTTGATCTCTTGCGTCAGCACAGAACAGCATTTAGATCTAATGTTCAGGGAGATGCTATGGTCTTCCCCAACCAGGCAAAAGCAGCTACCAATATGGTAGAGAATGCAATGTCAAAAGACCTTCGTAACGCAGTTGCTAAAAACCTCGGTGCATCAGACGCAGCAAAATACCTTAAAGCAAATTCCGATTATGCAAACGTTTATAATAAGGTGCTTAATAAAAACATTGCTAACAAGCTCAACAAGGCAAGCAGTGAAGCCAGTCCTGAACTTATAAATACCGTTGTATTAAGCAGAAAACCATCTGACGTGAAACGAATATGGAGCGCCCTGGATGATAAAGGGAAAGATGCTATGCGTGCAGCTTACGTCAGCAAAATAGCGGAAAAGGCCGGTGACTCTCCAGCCAAGTTCATCACTGAAGTTAATAAGCTGAAATCTCAGTCAGGCGGTGAAATTTACAACACTATTTTTTCTGGAAAGCACATGAAAGAGCTTGATGCTCTTCATGAAGTTCTACAGCAAACAGCAAGGTCAGACACCGCAAATGTAGTAACTCAGACGGGGCAATCACAAGCCAACAGGATAAGGACGATTGGCGCAACTGCGACTCTTGGTGTATCAATGGGGCTTGAGGCTGGCTTTGGTGCAATGATGCGTTTGTATGAGTCCAAAGCAGCAAGGAATGCTCTCTTACGTCTGGCAAACACTAAAGCTGGAACGCCAGCCTATGAAAGAGCGTTGAGTAACGCTGCAAATGCCATCAGGCCGCTGCTTGCTACTGAGGCAACACAGCAGTAACGTATGGGGAATTGGATTCAATCGTTAACATTTTCTTTTTACTTTTCCAACAAAAGCTTTGGTTGAATCCATATTCCCATAACCAGAAATGGTTTTCGACATTAAAACTGTTCCATTAGGATGTATTACCCATGAGTCGATAACTCGTTGAGTTTCGCCATTCGCGCCGATTCCAATGATGGAGTTTTTAGACAATGCTTTGTAAGCCATGCCGCCCGCATCCGTCCCAGAATATGTGATACTGGCATCTTCACCGTTTGTCTTAATGATGAATGTTCCACTAAAACCATCTTCTTCCGGTTGAAAATTATTTCGTTCTGAATAGCTTATTCCGTGCATATCTCCAACGACCCAGCACTCTGCTGAGACAGAAAACGAGAAGACAAGGAAAGCCATTGCTATAATCAATTTCATTTTAAGCCCTTATTGTTATTGATTCTTTTTGCACGGAAATGTTTTTCCTACTGCTAGGGCGGTTAGTATAACTGCACTCTCATTTCTTGATTCTGGGTTTTTGTTTAGATATTTCTCAACGATATCGGTGTATTGATACATGTCAACGCCATCAGGAGGACATAGAGAACCAATTAGTATCAATGAGTCAGTTACTCCGCGCAAATATCCAGTAATGTAAAGCGATGAAAAATCATCACCCTTTTTACCTTGTTGAATGTTGTAAAGAAGGTCATTACCCGTTTGAAGCTCGCGCAGCTCAGCACTGGAAGAAGAGACAACTGCTAACAAGAACAGTGATAGAAATCTCATTTCAAATCCTTTTCATAAATCTTTTTAAGTGTCTCAAACACTATAGCCTTGAACTGCTCAGCCTGCTGATCAGCCAAGCGTTCAGCTTCGTCGCGATATCCTGTAATCGGTGATGGTTTTGATAGTGCATCCTGAACGATTTGTAATAACTCAGAGTTCATTGACCTTCCGTTAGCCTCGGCTCTTAATTTCAATTTTTCTCTTACTTCCAAAGGCATACGGAAGTTAAAGTGCGGATCATCTCTAGCCATGCCATCACTCCAAGTTAGTGTATTGACATGATAGAAGCACTCTACTATATTCTCAATAGGTCCACCGTGGACCTATATTGTGAGGTGAACATGAAAGGAATGAGCAAAATGCCACAGTTCAATTTGCGGTGGCCTAAAGAAGTATTGGATTTGGTACGCAAGGTGGCGGAAGAAAATGGTCGGTCTGTTAATTCTGAGATTTATCAGCGAGTAATGGAAAGCTTTAAGAAGGAAGGGCGCATTGGTGCGTAAAGTTGAAGCCCCAACTGCTGTAACAGTCAGGGCTTCGGCATCAACAAATCGGATTAGGAAATATTGACATGAAAAGTATAGCAAAGGCACAAAACGATTTCACCATCTTCAAATTCGGCGACAGTGAAATCCGCGTCATCAACAAGTGCGGTGAGCCGTGGTTTGTAGCTAAAGATGTTTGTGATGCTTTAGATTTGACTAACTCACGCAAGGCGCTTACTGCACTTGATGACGATGAAAAGGGAGTAACTTTAAGTTACACCCTTGGTGGTGAGCAGAATCTAAGCATTGTGAGCGAATCAGGTATGTATACATTGGTTCTGCGCTGCCGCGATGCAGTCAATAAAGGTTCAGTCCCGCACAAATTCCGCAAGTGGGTAACAGCAGAAGTTCTGCCTTCAATTCGCAAACATGGCGAGTATGTAAAAGGAAAGAAAACCACTGTTGAGGAAAGAACACCGCTACGCGATGCAGTAAACATGCTGGTAGGAAAGAAAGGACTTCGCTATGACGATGCATACAATATGGTTCATCAGCGTTTTGGTATTGACAGCATTGATGAACTTTCAATTGAACAAATCCCGCTGGCCGTAGAGTACATCCACAGGGTAGTGCTTGAAGGTGAGTTCATTGGCAAACAAGAGAAGAAAACCAACTAGCTTTCTGCAAAAGAAGCAAACAGCCTTGTATGGTTATGGGATTATGCCAACCGCTCACAGGCATTATTCCGCGAACTGTATCCGGCGCTAAAACAAATTCAATCGAACTATTCCGGCAGATGCTACGACTACGGTCATGAATTCTCGTATGTTATCGGAATGGCGAGAGACGTTTTAATAAACCACACACGAGATGTTGATATCAATGAGCCAGACGGACCAACGAATCTTTCCGCATGGATGAGACTTAAGAATAAAGAATTACCTCCTTCAGTACATAACTACTGACAGATAACCAACGCAACGACCCAGCTTCGGCTGGGTTTTTTTATGCCCAAAATTCACCGTAGCTACGCTGCGGCGATTCCTTGTATCTGGAGCAAATTAAAATGACAGATTCAATAAATGCCAATGTTGTGGTAAGCATGCCTTCGCAACTCTTCACTATGGCGCGTTCTTTTAAAGCGGTTGCCAATGGCAAAATTTATATCGGTAAAATTGACACTGACCCGGTAAATCCTGAAAACCAGATTCAGGTTTATTTAGAGAACGAAGACGGCTCTCACGTTCCTGTATCGCAACCAATCATCATTAACGCTGCTGGTTACCCGGTATATAACGGACAGATTGCCAAATTCGTTACTGTACATGGCCATTCTATGGCTGTTTATGATGCGTACGGTGCTCAGCAGTTCTATTTTCCTAATGTGTTGAAGTATGACCCTGACCAACTCAGGCAAGATCTTGCATCTCAAGGCGGTGTTAATCTGGTAAACGGAGCTATCTCACAGGAAGATCTTGTTTTGCAGTCGATCACAAAAATCCCAAGTTATGATAATTCTAACGTAGTCCAGGCGTGGCGCGATAGTGTTGCTACCTACGGGTATGTTTACTTTTCTAATCATTCAAAAAATCAGATGGTGTACACCGTACCGTCTACAGCTGCTAACGCTTCTTCCCTTGCGAACAGTAAAGTAATCATTGATAAAAATGTCACCCTGAGATTCGACAGTGATCTGTACTCACTGTTTAAATCGTTGCAGTACGAGGGGGAGGGTACGTTTGAATTTACGCACCTGAACTTTAAAGCAACCGGTGGAGAAGTGGATTACCTGGCTAAGCAGGCCATCCTCAACCGAAACCCTATTCGCATGAAGCGAGTGGAATGGTCAGATTGTAAAGTTTATTCCATAAATGGTGACACGTTCTTCTATGAAGGTGAAGTCACCATATCCTCAGATAGCGCAGCTGTCGTCGCCTTAACTACTAACTATGCAACAGGCCTGTTCGCACCAATAGATATTGGTGAGCATATTTCTGCACATATTCGCATGGAATCTCAGGCCGCCTCAGAAGTTGGGATTGTTCTGCGATGCTCTGGTGGTTGGATGATGTTCTATGGGGCACCAGGTGCTACACAGTGGTCTTATAGACAGAAACCAATTGGTGGTCCAGTAGCAGAAGGAACTCCATTCCCGCTGCCAGGAGGTTTACTGTCGTACGCCCCGGGCAAAGCAACCGTTGGCGTATCACTGCAAGGTAAAAACTGGGCGCAGATAACGATGAATGGCGTTGGGATACGTTTGCCCTTTGATACTGGTGATGTAGGGGATGTATACGAAGTTGGGTTTGTTGCACTGACCCCGGCATCTGGAGGTTCTGCGCGAGTAACTGGATTATGCAGCTACACCTCTGATAATGGCGTGCACGGTAAGCCTCCACTTAATATCCTTATCCACGGTGATAGTACAGCTGAGGATTTCATTTCCGCGTTCAGCTCGTACATTCCGCAATTAATGGATGGAGCGAACGGCCACCGTTCATATAGCCTTGTAAACAAGGCGGTTGCCGGACAGACAATGAGGCAACAGTTAGATCTCCTGAAGGCTCAGGGGCCGGGTGATGCTTACATCGTTATTATGGTTGCCGGAACTAACGAAGGGCAGGCAAACCAAAACGGCGATTATATGGCGGCACTGATAGATGAGTTTGTCTTATATTGCAATGGCCTTGGTCGTATCCCTGTTTGGGTTGAGCCGTGGATGTGGTATAGCCAGTCATTTATTGGAGGGGCTGGTCAGCCATCTTCTAACTACGACGGTGTCGCAGAGTTGCGAGAAGCTGGTAAACGCCAGATGATGAAATATGGCAATAACGTCATTTGTGTAACAACAACTCACCAGCTCCCGGCCCCATATCCAGAGTATTTCAACACGCAATACGACCCACTTCTGCGTGATGACATTCACCAAAGCCAGTTAGGGTATCGTCTGTATGCGGAAATTATCTGCTCTGCCATTATCGACTGGTGGTCGCGTGTTGATTACACGCCAAGAGCAGCTGTTCAATGGTGGGCTGGAACAAACGTAACAGTACAGGCACCGTCAAGTTTAACTGCCAATTCAATTAATATTAAACTGGCAGCCACTTCATTTGCGAATGGCAATACTGTTCTAACGCTTCCGAGGTGGTGCAGACCAAAAGTAACCAAAAATGTCCCTGTACCGTTCACTGCTGATGGCGTTTCATTTGGTATGGCAATGGCCACCATTAATGCTTCAACAGGACAAATATCGATTGAAGGGTCCACAACTACATCTCCAACGTTCTACATAGATGCGACATGGTAG